TAATACAAAACGTGGCTTTTTTGAATTAGCTTTTACAAATCTATTCCATGCCGATAATTTACGCTTTGTCGGGGATAACTTAACACCAGGCTTTTCCATTCTGGAAAAGCTTGGTGTATAGGATCCAGTACCCATTAAATCACAACCACAATTAGGGCAATAACTACCCATCTAAACAACTCTCATAGATGCAAACTGTATACTTGATTCCCCGCCGCTACTATTAGTAATCTTAAACTGCATTAACTTTTGATTAGAAGCCCTTTCTATAATCTGATATATATTCCATACATCAGCTATTAAAGTTTCATTCGTTGTTACTACTGGTTGAAAATCGTCTTGGTCATTACGAGAAGGCCCAACTATACGTAAGGCGGCGGCGGCGTTAACAGGGCTTAGATTAGCAAAGGTGTAGGTATCCGGCCCCATAACTGCGGATAAATTAAAAGCCCCTCCATTACTAACCTTAACGGCAATAAACAAATTACTAAATCCTGTCATATCAATATATTCATGGTCTGACTTTTGGGGACTTAATACAGCTGCACCATTTGGTATTGCTAAATGTGCTGTATCAATTACAAATTCTTTATCAGTACTCTTTAATCCTACCCATTCTCCATTCTCATTAATTAATCCAGTATTAACAGCTGGATAAACAGCCTGATTAACTTCAACATATCCTTCTAAAGGTGTTTGTCCTACCTGTTCACCTGATTGTGAATACGGTGCGTAAACTTTTCTTATGTCCATTTGATCAAATCTAAGCGAAAACTAATGTAACTGAAAATTGAGCTTCGCCCATATCAGCATCCATAGCTCCACTTATTGAAACTTGATTACTTGCTGTAACTGGTATTGCTACATCCAATGCAAAAGGCATGTTTGTAGTTCCATCACTGGTTTCAGTTCCTACATTAGTAGCTGAACCAATAGTCATGGTCTGTTGTTCACTTAATCCATCGCCCGTTAATTGAATTGCAAAAGTGCAATTATCAGCAGTTGTTCCATCTTGAGAAACTGCTGCTATAATACCAACTATTGCTGAAGTTCCAGCGGGAACCTGCACACTTGTGCTGGTTGATTGTCCATACAAACTATCTAAAGCTGTAAATGAATTAGCAGCTGTAACAGTTCCTTCTCTTACTCTATAGGATGCCATTGTTTACACTCTCACAGCTATTGGGCCTAGTTTTGCAAGTCTACCAGTGCTAAATCCTTTAGTCAACATCTTAGCAACTGTTCCAGCTGCTAACACACCAATTATTTTGGTTTTGTTTGCCATTACGTTTGTTTGTAATGCTTGTAAACCACCAGCTATATTGCCTCCAAGTGCTGCTTTAACTGCTGGTATTGCTCCTGAATCATTTATTAATGATAAAGCAACGCCTGTTTCAACTGCACTTATTGAGAATACCTTTGGGGATTTTCTTCTACTTGATTTCTTACGCCTAACAACCATATACTCAAAAATGAGTAGCACTATTTAAGCTGAACTACTCAAAAATGAGTATATCCAAGCTTGTTTTATAGAATTATCTATATTCCTAAAGTCCTGACGGGGTCAGACAACACATAAAAAACTATGAAAAGAATAGCAATAAATCCAGAGATTGAAAAAATGAAAGGCCTATTAATGGGCGAGTCAGCCATATTCGAATTTAATGGCGTGGCAAACTTGGTAGAAGTAACATATACCGATAGTAAAACAGGAATAGAGGAAACAAAGTCTAAGTATCACTTTCCAATCCTCCTACACTCTCACCCTAAATATCCTCAATTAGAAGGCAACAAGCCTGTTGAGCTTATGTGGGAAACTGTGTGTGGCGAGGCTAAGAATTTGTTTTTAACTTTACCGGAATTGGCACAGGCCAATGACCCGATAGCCAAACACTTTAACAAAGGGAAGTGGGAAGCGGAAGTTAATAATAATAATAAGACTAAGCTCTACAGATTAGTATAATGACTGACTATTCAGCATTTCCCTATAACTGTGATAAGTGTCATCTACATTATAGATGCAAACATCATGACAAAATATATGTATTAGAACAAATCAAAGACGTTCTATTAGAGATACAAATAATGTTAGAGGAGCGTTTATCATAATTTAACTCTTACGCACTAACTCATTTTAAGAAAGAATAAAAGGATTGGGAGTCCTTGAGTAGTGAATGTAGTCTGTTGTCCTACATTGGCTATTAGATGCCCCGTCAGGCCATCTATAACTTGAATATGTCTTTGATTGGCTTAGGTATCATCTTACTTAGGGCTGTTTTTGGCTGTTTTTCTGCTGTTTTATCACTTTTTACATCCAATAACCCCCCTAATCCAGCTCTGTTAGCTGCGTATTCAACTAACATTTCAGCCCAGTTACCACTTTTGGCTGCTTTTCTCAATCCATCCATTGGATTCAAAGCTTGTGCTTTTTTTGTCATTGAACCAACAGAACCAAAAAAAGAATTTTGAAAGTCCTGTAATTTATCATGCATCCTATCATCAATTTCATTAATTACGGGGCTCAATCGATCAATTAACCACTCATGGTCATCAAATTTTTGTTCCCATTCAGCCACTACCCATTGACGCAAAATAAAACGATACAAAAATAAAATAATGAATATTTCACCAACAAATAATATAATCAAATCAGGATTCATTTTAAACTATCCTATATAATGAACAGAAAATAGATCCTGTTTCCCTTTTGTGCTTAAACGACAAAATAGCCATATTTAGGTATATAAACAAAGTTCAAACCCTATCCCAATCATTTTTATTAATATATGGAGGTTTTGAACATCCAGCTTTTTTCATTCCTTTTAGTTTTTCACGTTTACCAATTCCCAATAAAGTGATAGCCACAACATTCCATGATGGCGTTTTGTCAACTCTTTGTTGTAATTCAACTAAATCATATTCGTATTGCTGACATAATGTAACATCCTCACCAAATACTTCAGCTGCTCTACCTGTAACATCCGTTAAGTCAACTCCTGTAATTTCCTTACCCAAAGCAAACCCAGCATCAATAGTTCCAGTAAACATTCCAGCTGGGATTCCTTCAGCAAATTGTTTAATATCTGTCCAACTTTCTTTTATCGATTCTTTAATTTCATCTTTGAATAAAAATGCCATTCCACCAATAGCCAAAAATATAGAAGGAATACCAACTGCTAAAGCTGTATTTTTTGAAGATGAACCATTTTGACTTTCAAGTAATTTATCTAAGGCTTTTTTTTGTGCTGCTGATAATTTTCTAATCTCAACGCCTTGAGGAACTGCTGTTAATGGCATTATAAGCCACGTAACGCTTTTTTAACTTCAATAGATTGTTTGTAAACTTCAACTTGTGCAGGGTCTAAGTTAACAACTACATTTTGTGCATCCCAGCCTTCAGGATAGGTTAATGCTATCAATGCAGCACCAACTTCAACGCCTTTAGGTGCTGGGGGTTCTACTGGCAAAACTATAGACGTTGCTTTTTCAGTATCTCTACCAAAGAAGCTGGTGAACTTTCCCGACGGAGTTTTCAATAGTTCTGACAGTAGTATAAGTTCCAGTAACATTATTTCTTTTTACCTGCTGGAGTTTTACGAAAGGCTACACCCATTTTTTTTAAATTAAGTTTACCTGAACGTAATACAAAACGTGGCTTTTTTGAATTAGCTTTTACAAATCTATTCCATGCCGATAATTTACGCTTTGTCGGGGATAACTTAACACCAGGCTTTTCCATTCTGGAAAAGCTTGGTGTATAGGATCCAGTACCCATTAAATCACA